TACAAATAACTGAATATAGAGTGTTGCGTTTAATGAAATGCAATAAAAGTTCAATGGAGCTGATTTCTTAGAGATAGGAGATTAGCTCTTTTATTTTTTATGAAAGACGAGGAAAACAAATATGGACAATATTTCATTAAAAACAGGAGTAAAGGAAATTGCAATAAGGAACGAGGATGATGAGGTAGTAACGATTTTAAAAATTAACACGTCAGATTCCAGCACATTTAATAAATTTAATCTCATTGCTGAACATTTACATGAACTGAGTGCTAAAAGCCAGCAGGAAATAAAAAAATGGTACGAGGATCATGGAAAACATGATCAAGATATCACAATAGAAGATGTATGTGCAATCAATAGCATACGTACAAAGTTTTTGAAAAACATTTGTGATGAATTAGATGAGCTTTTTGGAAAAGGAACCATAGAGCAGATCTATGGGAATATTATTCCAGATGAAGTTGCAATCACGGAATTTGTAGATTCTGTAACACCTATTGTAAGCAGATTTTTTAATGAGAGGATTGCTGAAAATAAGAAAAAATACAGTTCAAGCAGAAAACCAAATCAAAAAATAACTTCAAATAATTAAGGCGGTGGCTCAATGAGTGAATTTGATGGTGAGATCCGTATAAATACCAAAATTAATACAGCTGATGCAGAAAAGATGCTTATGAAGCTTGAAGAAAAAATGCAGCAAAGCGCAAAACAATGTGAAAAAATACAGGCAAAAATGAAAGAGCTGGCAAATCAGAAGATCCCGACAGAAGAATTTGCACAAGTACAGGCGCAAATTGAGAAAGATACAGCATCTTTGAACAAGCTTATTGAACGCATGGATAAATTTACAGCGTTAGGCGGTAAGACAGATAGTAAAGCGTTTAAAAGTATGCAATATGATGTAGAACAGCTCAGGAATTCAATCAAACAGGCGAAAGCTGATAAGCAGGCAATGCAGGCAGATGGCAGTGATTATATAAATCCGAAGACAACACCGCAATATCAAGAATTAAACACTCAATTACAGAATACACAGAGTGAATTTAATAGCTTAAAAGAGGCAAGCAGACAAGCAGCCAGTGAGTTATTAAAAACAGGAAATAAGGGAAATACAAGCTTCTTAAATATTGGAAAAGCTGCAGAAGCAGCAAAAAAAGTTGTCGGTGGAGTTGCTTCTGTAGCAGGAAAAGTAAAAACGGCTATGGGAAACATGGCAAATAAGGCGGGGAAAGCTTTTTCCAAGTTAACAACGCATACGAAAAAATCTAACAGTGCGTTGAGTAGATTCGGGAATACAGTCAAACAGCTGGCCTTGTCTATGGTGGTGTTCCAGGTGATTTCCAAAACATTTAATGCGATGGTGGCAAGCATTAAAAGCGGTATTCAGAATTATGCAAAGTATTCGGATAAATTTAATGAATCTATGTCTGCTTTTAAAACGTCATTAGATAATTTAAAAAATTCTGCTGGTGCGGCCGCAATGCCAATAGTAAATGCATTGCTTTCTGGAATAACAGCCCTATGTGATGGATTAACAAGAGCGGCCAATTTTGCAAACCAATTGTTTTCTACTCTGGCAGGGAAAACTACATGGAGTAAGGCAGTAAGTCAACAGAAAGATTATGCAAAGTCACTAGATAAAACAGCCGGCGCAGCAAAAAAGACAGCTGGAGCTTTAGCTTCATTTGATGATCTAAATATATTACAGAAAACAGATAGTGAAAGCACAGGCGGTGGAACATCTACAGAACAGGTACAGTATACCGAAGAAAAGATACCAGATAGTGTCAAGAAAATCAAAGAGATGCTCGGAGAGAGTGACTGGACAGAATTAGGAAGTATGATTGCAGACAAAATCAATAAAGCAATGGAGAATATTGATTGGGAAAGCATTCAACAGGAAGCAGAACTGATTGGTACACGCATTGGAACGCTCATTAATGGTTTTGTGGCAGAATTTGATTGGAATCTTTTAGGAAAGACTGTTGCAGAGGGGATTAATACAGCACTTATATTTTTGAATACTTTTTTGACTACAGTGGATTGGACAGCAATAGGTTCGGCATTTGCTACAGGTATCAATGGATTTGTTACAAATCTTGATTGGAATTTATTAGGCACAACAATAGGAAATGGCTTCAATATGGCTATTGATAGCTTTTATGGATTTGTTAGCACACTTGACTGGAGCAAACTCGGCACAAGCCTTGGAGAAAGCATACAGAGTGCATTAACTACTATTGATTGGGAAACACTAGGAAAATCTGTTTCAGATGGATTTATTGGTCTACTTGATTTTATTACTGAAGCCATTTACGCAATAGATTGGAAACAGCTTGGAAATGATGTGGCAGCTGTTGTAAAAAATATAGACTGGGATGGTGTCTCAGATGCTCTTTTTGAGGGTATAGGTGCAGCGCTTGGCGCATTAGCAGCATTTTTACAGGGATTGCTGGAAGATGCATGGAATAGTGTTGTGGACTGGTGGTATGACGCTGCTTATGAAGACGGTGAGTTTACAATGGAAGGACTCTTGAATGGAATCACTGAGAAACTTACAGATATTGGCAACTGGATAGATGAACATATATTTCAACCATTCATGGAAGGCTTTAGAAATGTATTTGGAATACATTCACCTTCTACGGTTATGCAGGAAATGGGAGGCTACATAATTGACGGCTTAAAAGAGGGGCTTCTCGGAATATGGGAAAAGGTTGAATGGATTATTACAGAATTCAAGGAAAAATTAAAGGAAGCTTTTACAAATGCAAAGAACAATACTATTTCCATTTTTTCGTCTATGAAAACAAAAATGGTTGATATTTTTAAAGGTATGTGGAGCGGAATGAAAAATGTTATTAATACAATTATTAATGGCATTGAATTCATGGTAAATCGTGTTGTAGATGGAATAAATAATATGATAAATGCTTTGAATAGATTATCCTTTGATATTCCAGATTGGGTACCACAGTTAGGCGGAAAGAGTTTTGGATTTTCTATTCCTACAATTCCAACTGTAAGTATACCTCGCCTTGCCAATGGTGGTATTACGACAGGATCTACATTAGCCAATATTGGAGAAGCCGGAAGGGAAGCAGTGTTGCCACTTGAAAACAATACCGGATGGATGGATGATCTGGCATCAAAGCTTGCAAGTAAAATGCCAGATTACAGTGGAGCAAAGACTGTAATGCTTGCTGTGGATGGTAAGGAATTTGCAAGGATTAATTTACCATATCTGCAGGATGAAGAAATGAGGCTAGGAATTGTGGAAGGATAGGAACAAGCCTATATAGAAATAACTGCTTATAATAACTCGTATGAAATGATTTTGCGCAAGGGAGAGCTTTTATGAATAATAAACAAACAGTAATAGATATGGCGATGGAATTAGATTCGACAATTGGACAATATATAGCAGATGCTATTATCGATCATGTTTCTTACGATAAGCTTGTAAAGAAAATGGCACATCAAGGGAAAGGATTTCCGATTAGCAGGACACAATTTTATAGAAAAAGAAAAAAATTGTTAAAACAAATTGACGAAGAAAAAGTGTAAATCAGACATTACCAGATGTTATTACTCTGTCAGATGGATGTATAAGGTGATAAGTGGATGAATAGTAAAATCAAACTGAAGTGGAAAATATTCGCAGATGAATACATAAAGAATGGTGGAAATGCTACACAGGCATACATAAGCGCTGGCTATAGTGAGAATGGAGCAAACCGAAGTGCACAAAAGCTACTGTCAAAAACTGTCATTTCACAATATATAGCGGAAAAAATGGAGCAAATTGAGAAAGAACAGCACCGGGATATCATGTCGCTAGCAGAAATCCAGGAGCGGAGAAGTAAAATCGCAAAGGGCGAAGTCGTGGACGGTCTCGGATTCGCCCCGGACTTCTCTGACCAGCTTAAGGCAATGGATAGTTTGGAAAAAGTTTTGATGATTGCGGAAAGACAGAAAGTAGAGAATGAAGAGAAAGAAAATCGAGAGAAAGCGGCAATGTGGACGATTCCGATTACAGACATAACAAGCGATTTCGTAGCAATATATCGAACAGTTCATGAGGCTTTTGCGGGAGAGGTTGATGTACATGAGATTATCTCGAAGGGTGGGCGAGGTTCTATCAAGTCGAGTTTTTGGGGAAATTTATCATATGAGACAATCAGACAGGATCCACAAGCTCATGTTGTTTATACGAGAAGATATAAAGTAGACTTAAGAAGCTCTGTTTTTAATCAGTTCATGAAAACGGTCATAAGATATCATGACCTTGAAAACTGGGATTTTAAACAATCCCCAATGTGTGCGGTTTATAAACCAACCGGGCAAATGGTCATGTTTGCCGGAGCAGATAAGCCAATCAGCTTGAAATCGTTCAACGTGCCATTCGGATATGTAAAGCTTTTAATTCATGAGGAATGCGACGAGATGGCAGGCGTGGAGCAGATGGATAACATTGAAGATACTTTCCTGCGAGCAGATACACCAGCACTCGACATAAAAATCTTCAATCCTCCGAAGTCAAAAAATAACTTTATGAATGAGTACACTGAAGAGTGTAAAAATAAGCCACAGACACGGATTTGCCACAGTTATTATTATAATGTCCCGGTAAAATGGCTTGGAAAGCGATTCTTCGAGCGTGCGGAATGGTTCAGGATTCATAAACCATTATATTATAAAAATAATTATCTCGGAGAAGTCACTGGAACAGGCGGCGGCATCTTCGACAATTTAGAAATCCGTAAAATATCAGATGAAGAGTTAATGACATTTGATACAGTAAACCACGGCTTGGACTTCGGATACACACACCCACAGGTTTTTAGCCAGAACTATTACGATTACGAGACGGATACTCTTTATATTTTTGGAGAAGTGTATTCTAAAAAATGTAAAAATTCTACCTTTGCCAGAAAGATAAAGAAGTTTATGAATGTAGAAATTATATGCGATTCTGCCAGACCGGACGGAATAGCAGAGATGCAGGACTGGGGTTTTAATGCGATTGGGGCAAAGAAAAGATGGGGGAGCGGAAAAGGAAGAGATTACTGCTGGGAGTGGTTGCAGCGATGTAATAAGATCGTGATTGATCCAGAGCGTTGCCCGAACACAGAAAAAGAGTTTATAAAGGCAGAGCATGAACAGCTCCCAGATGGTTCATTTTCGGATGCATACCCGGACTTAGAAGAAGACACGATTATGGCAAACATTTATGCATTAAACAGGATTATCATGACCAGCCGAAGAAATGATGGTCTTTATGATGATGATGTTGAAGAAGAAACTGTTTGGAATGAAAAGAATGTATAAAACACAAAGAAATTATGAAAATGTACAGAGAGCTTTATTTAATGGCGTAGGATGCTATGAAATACCTATGATAGAACCTACACAATTCGATAATGCAGAGTTTATAGGGTTCAATTATGCAAAGAATGCAAAAAATGCATATGGCAAGGCAGTACATTTCTTTTTGGATGATTATCAATTTAATAGAGTATGGACAAATCCGGATAGGTACATTCCTATGTTACAAAAATTCAAGTATGTATTAACACCAGATTTTAGTTTATATACAGATTTCCCCAAGCCTTTGCGGATCTATAATCATTATCGCAAACATTGGCTTGGCGCGTATTGGCAGATACATGGTATAAATGTTATTCCAACAATCTGCTGGAGCGATAAGGATTCATTTGAATGGTGCTTTGATGGAGAGCCAATGCAAAGTGTTGTTGCAGTTTCGTCTGTTGGTACACAGAACAGCAAAGAAAAGAAACAATGCTTTTTGAATGGATATATGGAGATGTTGGAGCGACTGCAGCCTACAAAAATTATCTTTTATGGTGGAGTGCCAGATGAATGCAAGGGTAGTGTTGTACATATTACACAGTTTAGTGAAAAATGGAATGAAGAGGAGCTGGTATAAGAGTGGTAAATTTACAGTTTTTTGGTGGAAGAGGATCAAGCAGTGGAATAAGCAATAAGGGAAAGACCTATGGAAGTCAATACAAACCAGTTTTTGAGTATGAAAATATAAAATTTGTTACAAATATCGGGAAAAATTATGAGCCACTGATGGAAACTATGACCAATGGACGTATATATGTACAAGTCGGTGGAGAAGATATTATAAGAATTGTGCAGATGGGAGAAGAAAATAAGAGAAACAAGGTTATAGAATTTGACAAGAAGAATAAGCAATGGCATGTTCATCATGGTTATTTGCATTCAGAAAATTC